TTATTGAGCAGTGGGGGATTGTTCCCGTAAATAACGCGCTATTTCGCTTTCGGCAATCCTAGTCGAGCGTCCAAATTTAACTTTCTTTAGTCTACCGTTTTTAATCATGCGGTGTAAAGTGGCTTTTGAGCCCAATCCCTTTTCTACCAGGTCCTTGATTGAATAGTAATGTTCTTCTATGTTCATTTTTTGATCCTAAAAAAGACCGCACTTTTGCGGTCTATCTAATTAATGCCTAGTACAAATTGATATGTTTATAACTTGTTTTAACCTCTTTTGATTTCAACCAATGCATTTCTAAATGCGATTTTAGCCAATTGCTCATAGACGATAGTTTGAGCGTCACCGAAACTTAAACAAGGGATAAATTCCTGAATCTCACGTGCGATTCGGTTGCTTTCAGGTTTATTCTGATGATTGAGTAGTTGCTCTTCAAGCAAAACGAGAAGCAAACTATGATTGTCGCTTAGGGTCGAGAAATAAACATCAATAGGGTTCATGTCCAATACATCTCCATTTCCAATTCTATTTCTTTATTATGTCCGGCACTTCAACGATTTGTAACTGTTCCGGGCCGACGTCTTTATATTTAAGCCAATATTGGACGATTTCTATTGCTTCGCCTTGTGTTACAGTGCCTCTTGATTCCATAGCAACGTTCCATTCTCGCCGAAATTGGCACTCAAGCACAATGTAGCGTTTACCGTCAATAACCTGTGGTTCTTGTTTAAACATTGCAGCCCCTTTTGATTAGCCAAAGTTTCAAACTGTGAATCATTATGTCTTCGTCAAATTTACGGTCATTAAGCGTTTTAAATAATAAAAATATACGGTAGATTAATAGCTCGGCTACGAAAAACCATAAAATTTCATCACTCATCTATTCCTCTTTGTTCTTAAAAAATAACATCCCTTCGTCTTGCTTGGCCATTTCCACTATTTTCCTATTTTTATACATGAAATGAGGCAAATGCCACTCATCTCTGAGTGGCATACATCATTAAATTTCCACCGTACCAATATTTACTTTGATTTCGGTGTCTGCCAATGCGTGAGTTAATTTATCGGCAAATTCTTTTGCAATCGCTTCTTGAATTTGCTCCGCTTTAATTAAACGGGCAATCAAGATTGGTGCGTCGCCACCAGTTAAAACAGACAAGCGCAATGTAAATGCTTGGCTGTCTAAACCTTTGTAAGTGTGCGTGTTGAACACAAAATACTTCGGTAATTGTAGCTTACTTTTAGCTTCTACACTTTCCATTGCGGATTTCGAGGCTGCAAAGTCGCCGACTTCGTGTTCTTCGTTTCGCGCATAATCCAGTGTGATTTTACGCACTGCTTGAACCGCACTTGTTAACGACATTTTTTCTTCATCACTCGTATAAGCAGTGATGTAATCCGCCCAGTCTTCCAGCCAGTCTGAAAATTCACGCTGATCGCATTTGCTGCCTTGGAAATCGCATAAGGCTTTAAATGCCGCTGTTTTTTCCATTCGTAAAATAGCACGATGTTGTGCGTGTAACGGTTTTTCACGATTTCCGACATCAAACACAATTTCGGCGCCGAGATTCTTTTCATCAATAAAACACTGGGCGCCGTCTTGTTCGTGGGCTTTGGCGTAGGCAATTAGGCTGTCAAAATTGTAGGTGCTGAACTTCGCCCGAAAACTATTGCGTGTCGCATTATGCTTTTCAAGCGAATGAATCTGCATATCGCTCGGCAAAATAGCAACCGGATAATCGCTATTACCAACATGTACGCTTGATAATATAAGGTCTTTAAGTTGTTGTAAGTTGATTTTATCCATTATTGGATCTCCATAAAATTAAGGGTTGATAAAATTTAGTTAATTTTGAGCGTGGCTTTTTGTTTAAAAGCCGGGTCATCACAATCGGCAAACATTGGCATTTGTTCCTTGTCCGGCGTTATGCTTAATGCACCGCCTTTATGAACATACATCGGTGTTGCAGTGGTATCTTCTTCGGACGATTTACCGCGCTTGGTCGGCTTGACATAGCTTAATTTATGCTGAATTTGGACCTGCGGATTGTCGCTGTCCATTTTCTTCAACGTAAATTCAAGTTTTACGGTGCCTTGTTTGTCGTGATTGAGTACGCCAAGTGCGACATCAGAAAGTGCGGCCGCGAGTTTATTTTCAAAAATTCCCGCGTCTAGTTCGCCGAGGAAGTCGTGGATATTGGTTTTTGCCATTTTGGTTTCTCCTATGTTGGATTGTTGGTAAATAAAAAAGCCGCTAATTTGCGGCTTGTGTTGTTCGTTTTATTGAATATCTGGATATTTAAACCAGGCCTCTCTTTCAAATCGTTAAATTAAATAAGCATTCATCATAAAATGAGTTGTATTCGTCAATTAATTCGCTATGGTTTTTTTCTAGCCACGGCATTTGTTTGCTGTATCGATCTTCAAGCTCCTGTTTGTTTTTACATTCGCGCAGACCATCTTTCAGCTTCTCCATTGTTGATTTGTCGTCCAATGGTTGTTTAGGCGGAGTAGAATTCATATTCCGCTTCGTTGAGTTGCTTGAGTTGGGCTGAGATTTTGGCTTTGGGGAATCTTTGCCGTCTTCTTCATTCGGCAAATCTTCGCCGGCATAAATATAATGTCCCAAGCCGCACATTGCGATAGCCTTAGCAAGGCAACGCATATAGGCTTTGTTAATTGCCATTGCATCGGGGTTTTTTATGGATTTATTTAAATGATCCATTACCGGCAGCCACATATAACGGCTGAATTCTTCTTCACCTTCTTTAATAGTGAGGGTTATACCAACAATCACAGAGCCATCAGGCAATAATCTGTCTTCGTGGATCAAATAAGTTGATTGTGGGAAATATTGCATCAACACGCCCCACGCCCAAGCCCAGGAAAGATAGGTTAGGGCATATTTGCCCGCACCCTTTGTTTCTGTTTTGTCGTTTACGTTTATTTTGGATAGGGTTTCCCACGCCTTTTGTTGTAAGCTCATAGCGCCCCCTCAAAGGTCATCCGTTTATAGATTTGGCGTACACGTTCAACATCTTTTGCGCAATATTCGGCTACTTCGTTGATTTTCCCGTCTTGGACGTATTGCCACACTTTTGAGCCGTCAATATCGCCTTTCTGTTCAATATCAAGTACCTTACAGAGCTTATCGAGTGATACGGTGTTGCCGTAACCCGCCCATTCTGTCATGGTGTCGTAAGTGTTTTGTCGGCTAGTTGTGTAATAAGGTTTTACGCCATTAATCACAGCGCGTTGGAAGATAAAACGGTCATCAAATTTGGTAATGTTATGCCCGATGAATAGTGGCACCGTTGTTGATTTATTCGCTTTTTCGCGCAGATAATTGTTAAAGCGAGTTAAAATATCTGCTTCACGGTCTGCTGATTGCCAGTCTTCACGGTAGAATAGCACTGGTGTTTCATCATCAATCGCCACGCCAATTACTACGATTTCACCAAAAGCACCATCTAAGGCGGTTTTGTTTACTGCTTCGCCTTTGTTTTCTTCAAGCCATTTTTCAATCGCTTTAGCATTTTTATAATTTCCCGGCGCTTTTAGGTTTTCGCATACGTAATTTTGGTAGTCTGCGTTTTGGGTTGGGATGGTTTCGATGTCAATAAAGCACAATGTCATAGTGTTATCTCCTATTAGGTTCAGTGAATGCTCTTTCAATACTCCAATTTCTCCATAAGCGCTTATTCGTATTGGCGTAATCTAGACCTAGAATTTCACACCATTCAGCGAGCGGTTTAGTTTCATTTTTGTATTTAATCATTTTTGTATTATGGCGATTTCTTGCCTGTTCCTTTTTATTAGCCCAGCGGCAATTTTTCTTTGTGTAATCACCATCTGCGTCTATTCTGTCAAGGGTATGATGTTTGCTTGGTTTCTCCCCCATATCTTGCAGAAACTGTTCAAAACTATGAATCCATTCATCACAAACCTTTATTCCTTTTCCACCGTAGTATTTATAGGTTTTATTGTTTTTGTTTAAACAGCGATCTTTCATTAACTGCCAAGATGTATATTCGGGCGTGTATTTCTTTCCGTGTTTAAATAAAGATTTAGATGTAATCTCTTTATGTAAACAGCCGCAAGATTTTGTGTTTCCGGATTTCAGGGAACTAAGGCAAACAAAAACAATATTTCCACAGTCGCAAATACATTTGTGTTTATCTCTAGTTCTTCGCATTGGCTCTAGCAATGTTAGCCTGCCGTATTTAATCTTCGCTTCCTTCTGCCTTGATTGATTTAAATAATTCGTGTTCGCCTGTGGCGATACAACGCCAGTGATTGGGTCTTCCCATTCCGCTTGTTTATCTACATCCAGCATTGCTATTCCTTATACGGCTTTAACCGTACATTATTTAATTTACTAATCCGCTCAATCTTGCGATTAATCAGCAAAATTGCGTTTTTACGTGATAACTGCGGATAGGTAGCATGGACTTTCTGTCCGTTGATATACAGCGTTGCAACAAATCCTTTATCTGTTTCAGACATCACCACATTTGCGGTTCTGATTTTGTCAATTAGCATTCGGCACACTCCACGCACAATACTGATCGCCATTGCTTTGTACCGTCCATGTGCCTTGCTGTTGCTCACATTTGTATTGCTCGATTTTGACGTGGTCTTCGTAGTCCATTCGGCCGACAACGCCCATCAATAAAACAATAATTGATACCGGGATAATTTGTCTTAGTTGCCCCATGACGCACCTCACAAGCTAATAATCAATACGGCCAAAGCCCCACACATCAGCGTAACGCTCCAGCAAATAATTTGTTCTTTCATTTTCTTACCTCATAAAAAAAGCCCCTGAAAACAGGGGCAAATAACCTAAGGAACATTATGAGTTTTAGTAGCTGCCATTTTTAGGCTTGTTGGCGCAAGCTGAATCTGTAAAAAAAAGCCCGCCTCATGTCATGCGGGCACCTAACGGAGAGTACCTATGTCTAGGTTGAGTTGTTATAGTTATTATTTAGAGCGGCTCCGGAGCTGCTCAACAATTAATCTAAATATTGCGTATCTGTAAAAAATACGCGCCGGAACCGCTTTAAATAACAACTGGATAGGGGATTGACCGCACATCGCCACCTTTTAGAAGATATTTGCTGCAAACAAACATGTTGTTAATTAATCAAAGACGTGTGCGGTCAAATTTGGTTCCCGCCAAGGGATTCGAACCCTCTATCTTCCGGTTATGAGCCGGTGGCTTTTACCAATTAAGCTAAACGGGAATTATTGTAAACCGCACTTGGAACCAAGCACTTTTAAGAAAAATAAAATCAATTCAATTGTTAATAACACCCAAGTGCGGTTTAGAATAATGACTGTGATTATTTTAGCTTGCCACAGTCAGCAAGCCCCATGTTATCGACTACATGGGTGTCGTATTCGGTTGTTAGACAGTTCCGCCGTAATTAATTAGTGAAAGTAATCATTACAAGGAACAGCCCGCCAGCGAATACGATCTTAAATGTAAGCTGGCGTTTATGCTACACGATTCATTGCCGCTGCTAACTTTTCCACCAGCTCGCACAACGCTTGATTCGGGCTTTGGTTCCGTCTTGTTGGTGGCGGCGGGTCTGTTACCGCTCTTTTACTAACCACCTCACCATCGGGCAAGCAATGTGTTTTTGTCCAAATTGTCTAAAACTCGAAACAGGTTAGTGATGAGTGCCTTTCTTTATACTTGTAAGGCTCAAGCCCTCTTGTTTGCCACAACTTTGAGGAATATAATGCTTTCGCCACAACTAAATTATGAGGAAAACATCATGGAAGAGTATGCCAAGTTACTTAATACCATATTGACTAAGGTTGTGTTCACTCATATGACTATGTTCTTTGTTTTCTTATTTAGCAGTTTTTACTTTATGCCACCTGAATTGGCGGAGGATATGAACGCTAAAACGCCTCCGTTCTTTCCTGACTGGTTCCCTCTTTCTGCACTTGGTAGTGTTATTTTTACGCTACTTTCCACGGCTGCTTGGATTTTGCTTTGTAATGGCGTAAAGCTCGCTTTTACTAAATTTCGCCAAGCCTCTAACACTTCTTCAGAATCCGACAAGCTAATTAAGTTGATCGCCAATCTCTCCGAACTGGAAAAGGAAATCCTTGTGTCATCTTGCTTAGGTGAGCGTATTTGGCGAGAGGACTTTAAAACCAAGGTGGCTATTGAGAAGTTAATTAGCCTGAACCTTATTTCACACGCTTGGGTTTATAACTGCTATGAAGTGAATGCGTTAGTTAAGCCTTTTATCATTAGTGAACTTGATAAAGTTGCCAAAGCCCATCACTAACCTGTTTCAAATTTTTAAAGAGCATTGAGATGTTTCATTTCGATTCATCTCGTTTCGATGAATTTATTATGTACTTATAGTTCACTTAAGTCAAGAACAAAAAGTACAAAATTAAATAAAAAAGAACTTAAAGTTCATATTTCATTGATTTCTAAAGAAATAAATTTTGAAAATTTTTTGATTAATTGCTGAATTTGTGAGCTAGATCACAAAAATAGAATAGTGAAAAGTAAAATGTTATTGAATTTTGTATCTAATTAGATACAATAGGGGACATGAAACGGAGGGAATATGTTCACTATTATTCAAACTACAATATTTAGTGATTGGTTAAGGGGGCTAAAGGATTTATCGGGCAAAGCTGCAATAATCACTCGTATTAACAGAGCGGCGAAAGGCAATTTCGGTGATCATAAATCGGTGGGTGGTGGATTGTATGAAATGCGTATTGCAAAAGGTCCTGGATACAGGGTTTATTATAGCAAGTTTGGTGAAATAACTTATTTTCTCATTTTAGGTGGGGATAAATCCACACAAAAAGCAGATATTGTAAAGGCGAAAGCTTTATGGGAAGAAATAAAGCGGCAAGAGGAGTTAAATTATGAGTAAAAAAATAGCATTAAAACCATTTGATGTGGCTGAGTATTTGGATAGCGAAGAAATGATTGCCGCTTATTTAAGCGAAGTCTTAGAATCCGGCGATACAAACGAATTTATTTCTGCATTAGGAGATGTCGCCAGAGCAAGAGGGATGACGGAATTAGCAGAGAAAACAGGTTTAGGAAGAGAAAGTCTTTATAAAACGCTATCGTACGGTAGCAAACCTCGTTTTGATACTATAATGAAAATTACACAAGCCTTAGGCATTAAACTTGTCCCTACACACGCCTAATAAAGCTCTCGGTTGAGAGCTTTTATTTTATACAGTATTTTCGTGGCGTCACGAAAATGGTAGGGAAAGAAAACCGCCAGAGGGCGGCTTTGTTGGTTAGTTTAAATAGCAATAAGATTGTGGGGGAGTGCCAGAGCTTAGCACATCAGATATTGATAACGGATTATCATATAATTTAAATTTTTCAATCTCAAAAGCGTGGGCTAGTTCTCGTGTTGAGAAGTAATCATCAAAGAACCCTTTGCTTATGCCGGATAATGCTTTCGTTTTTTCCCATAAAGATTCGGGTGTTAAAGACAGTGTTTGTTTAATAGTAAATTCCCCGACAACTTTTCCTACCGGCATCGTTGAATAAACAACTACACTAGTAATACCTGATCTTTTAGGAAGTGATTTTCTAAATTCAAATTTTTTCTCGCCCGAGATGATTTTTTCTACAAACTCAGGTTTTATTGATAATAAAACTCTCATTGGATTCTGATAACTCTATGATTTTATTGAATTGATTATCCGTGATTGGATATAATACAATTCTATTTTGATCTTGAATTATTGCATTGTCAAGTAAAGTTTTTCGATTTAAGCGTTTTGGTAGCGCCAAATTGTATGTAAATCTGATCACGTAATTAGGGTATTTTTTACGGTAAAATTCTGTTAATTCTTCTTTGCTAAAAATGCTGAATTTTAGGCAATAATCAAGATATTGATTAAGAGTTTTGAATGTAGAAATATGTTTTACAGATTCTATAACACACACAGAACTAACAACGGCACGGAAATACGCAGGACCTTGATTATCACCTGTTCTATAAATAACCAGTAAATCACCATATTTTAATTTGTCAGCATTGTGAGCTGCTGAAATGTAAATTTTATGTATGCTATTAGAATGTGATACGTCTTTGATTATATCCGGTGATTCCCCTAACAGTTTAGATTCCGGAAACATTCTTGTATGGTATTCCGGCTTGATGGCAAGAAGATATTTATTAGTATTTTCACTGTGAATAAATGGGTAGTCATGATAGATATTGTTTTTTATTACATGGAGATCTCGCAAGTAAACAAACTCAGTGCCATTTTTTGTAACTTTTTCGCCTACCTTTTCAAAACCATAAAATTTAAAGAGGTTAATTAAGGTTTCATGTTTTTGGAAAACAGTAAGATAGATTAGGTCGACTTGGTTAATTACGGCAATATCAAGTATTTTCTTTATAAATCTTTGTCCTCTTAGCGTTCCGGCGGGATTAAACTTAAAAGTTCCTACTTTCATCACGGATTTTCCGCGAATCGGAGGGTTAATATCCTCTACATCCCGCTCAAACTTATAATATAGAAAGCCTTCAATTAGATTATGGTTATTATATAAAACATAAGTTTGCTCGTTTGATTTTCTCCGAAACCAATCGGAAAATTCTTCGTAATCTTCTTTTAAACTATCAAAAAATGGATCGTCTAAACTAATATTAGAAAAGTATTCAAATTTTAAATTGTCCATATTTTTTCCTTAGGTAGTTATCAATAATAAGAATCTATTTATAGGTTATAAATCAAACATTTCCATCGGCATTTTACTGAATATATTTTACATTTGAAGAGATAGCATTTAGTATTTGTGTTTTTTCTATCTCCGGTAATGCACCTTGTTTCACTTTTTTATTCAAGTAAGGCTCAAGCTTTTCATTTACATATATTGTCATTAGCCATTTTCTAAATAATCCTAGTGACTCTATTGGATATATCCATGCAGGAACTGCTCCAGCGCCATTTTGCGGAAAAGAATCTGGATAATAATGCGGGTGTTTAATTCTAGCCCCAAACGTTCTTTCGCAATTATTATCTTGCCAGTATTTCCCCCAATGTTGACCTACACTAATGTCAGGAACTGAATATGGATCTAATCTGAATTGACTATTGATCAATCTCACTAAAATATCAGCCATTTCACGAAAGATTGAAAAGTAATCTACAGGGATCTGATCATTTAGTAATATTCTTTCCTGATATATTTGCCAAGATTTAGCAATTGCAGTCTCGCCTTCCGAATTAATCCCTAGGGATTCGTATATCATTCTGCGCAAAGTGTATGAGGCTAATTTTCTATAGTTATCTCGCGCTATCGTATTATCAAAACGCTTTGCTTCAAAGGCATAATATTCTAAAATTGCCATACACACATAATCAGGATAGGCATGAACAACTTGCCCTTGTCTATCTATCCGTGAAAATAGTGATTTTGTGTCATACCCTTGGGCAAATAATCTGTCACAGATAAATTTTGTTCTTGGTTTGTTATCTGTATGATTCCAATTTGCCGTAAAAGCCCACATTGTCGACGGGTCCAGCCCACAAATTTTGGATAATGCACTCATTGTAAGGTATGGGGTTCCATCATCTAAAATTCCCATAATAGATGCAATTGTTTCACCTGGCTGAATAAATAATTGACCTTGGATAGGATTGTTATTCATAGATATCTCCCATTGATCGTAATATTATAAATATGATAGTAATTAATTGATTTTAAAGGAAATTATACCTTGATCGTATGCTATAATTATTTTATATAAATATGGTTACAATACTCATCTATATTCAACCATTCTCCTAATAAAATTCAACTACTGACAAAGTCTCACAACGCCTCTATTCGCTCTCTTGCTACGCCGATAATGCGGATTTCTTGATTGAGCGAACTCAATGTTGGGTACATTGGATTAAGAGGAACTAATTCAAAATGCGGCATACCATTTTCAGATAACACACCTAATTCTTTATATTGTTTGAAAGTGGCTTCATCGTTACCATTAATAGCCGCCACAAATTTACCCGGTGTAGGACAAATATTTGGATCGATCAATACCAAATCACCGCTATTAAAGCGAGGTTTCATTGAATCCCCTTCAATACGCAAGTAAAACGAATCATCCGAAGCCATTATTGTGCTGGGTATCATTTCATAACCATCTATATCATTAAGTGAGCTAATTCCAGTCCATAAGCCGGCCTGTATTGGGCTTAACAGGGGATACATTCTTTGCTTCTCAATATGTTCAATCGAGGCATTTTTATCACCATAACTTAGCCATTCCTTCGTCACTCCCAAAAAGTCTGCAAGGACATAGATATTCGCCGGTGACGGGAGTGTTTCTGCGTTAAACCATTTACTAACTGCTTTTGGAGTAATCTTCAGCACATCAGCAATAGCCTTTCCTTTGCCTTTTTCCGGAAGACCTTTTCTTTTACAGGCTATGTCAAGACGATCTGCAAAGTCTTGTTTAATTTTTTCATCACTAATCATAATTTTATCCTTTGAACCTTAGGTTCAATTATAAATAAAACTTGAAGTACTTTCAGTTCTGTTTTAATATGTACTTTGAGTACATTTAAAGAGGTTTATATGAAAAATCTAAGAAACATTATTGATTCTCTGGGCGCAGTCAAAGTGGCTGAATTATGCGGAATTTCCGTTCGCGCAGTTTACAAGTGGCGCACATCAAATGCATTGCCAAGAACTGAATATACCGGCGAAACAAAATATTCAGAAATCCTATCTCAAGCCTTGGAATATGCTATTTCCGCGGAAGAGATTAGAACCTTCAGCAACCCGATCAAATCCTCTGCTGTGTAATTTACCAAGCCAGCAGAAAAAGAAAACCATAAAAACAGGGCCGAAATTATGGCGATGAAGAAAATCATTATTGAAATGATCGAGAAGATACCGGGCGGTAAAAGTGCGGTCGCGGGATTCCTCGGATTTACGGAAGCGGAACTGAATAATCGCTTGTATCAAACGAAAGGGCAGCGCTTTAAAAATGAGGAGCTGATCGCATTACAGCTCGAATACGGCTGTACGGATTTTATTGATGAACTTTGCCGTTCAGCTGGTGGGCGATTTGTGCCGGATGCCGACGCAAGCGAATTAGACGCAGTGGAAATTTCAACGCTGCAGCTACGTGAATTATCAGCGCGCGGGCTGTTGTTTAAGGCGTTAGAAAGTGCACTGGCAGATGGCGAAATTACAACTTCGGAAGAAGATTTAATCCGCAGATTGTTAAGCAAGCATTTAGCGGCGACACAGCATTCGGTTGAATGCGTCATCACGCTGAATAAACGGCAATGAAAAACCGCCGTTTCCGGCGGTTAGTATCGGCGAATTTATATAAAGGAACTATCATCCGATGGGAGGATTATCAGGCATGTTAAAACAAAAATCAAGCGGAAATCTTAACGCGAATGAAACATCAAGTAAAACGCAATGCAAGATGATTTTGACCGCACTTCGTAACGGCGAAAGGCTGACACATTTAATCGCGGAACGGCGGTTTAAATGCCTGCGCCTTGGCGCACGTATCTACGACCTAAAACAACAAGGCCACGATATTCAGCGCCGTATGATTACGGTGCCGAGTGGTAAACGCGTAGCGGAATATTTTATGAATGAGGTAGCGGAATGAGTTTTAGCCAACACTTGCGCCAATTAGGGAGACCTATTGCGTACTATCCCCAATTAGCAAAACCTTTAGGCGGTGTCACTGCTGCAGTTTTGTTTGGTCAGCTTTTCTATTGGCAGGACAAAACAGACAATCCATTAGGCGTATATAAAACGCTTGATGAATTAATGGATGAAACAGGTTTAACAGAGCGTGAACTTCGTTCAGCGCGTGAAAAATTGCGTGAATTAGGTGTGGTGGTGGAAACCAATAAACGTCTTGAACACCGCCTGTATTTCAAAGTGGATTATGACGCATTCGATCGCCTTATGGAAACGTCAATTCGGGAAGAGACAAAACGTCATTCCGCCAGCTGTCAAAGTGTCGTTTCCCCAAATGACGAAACGTCAATTCGGGAAGAGACAAAACGTCATTCCGTTAATACAAAGACTACTACAAAGAATACAAACAATAATACTTCCCTAACGGGAAGTATAAGTGCGCACACGAAGAAAACCACTGATTTGTCCTTGCTGGAAGAATTCGGAATTACTGATCAACTGGCTGAAGATTTTATAAAACATCGAAAGGCCTGTAAGGCGACCATTACAAAAACCGCGTTAGATGGATTCCAGCGTGAGGCGGACAAAGCGGGCATATCAATTCGGGAGGCGGTGGCAATATCTATTGAGCGGGGCTGGCGTGGATTTAAAGCAAGTTGGGATTGGCGCGGGGAAGGACAGGTTGGCGGCGAAAGAAAAATGACCTTCGCCGAAAAAAATGCGTTGCCGTGGAATCGTCCTGAGGACTGGGAGGGGGTGTTTTAATGAATCAAGTTATGAATATTCAGCGCGTGGCTGAAAATAAAAATACACAATCCGCCTCAATGGTTGAAAGATTAATAAATCGTGTTTTTGAGCAGCTTATCGCCTCTTGCCCGATTTTACTTACCATTCAGCCGGAACAGTTAAAAATTATTAAGCAGCAATGGGTTCTTGGATTTATCGAGGGCGGAGTTACTACGTTTGAGCAAGTAAAGCGCGGTATGGCAGCAGTGCGAGCAAAGTCAAACGGTTATTTGCCAAGCGTAGGCGAGTTTATCAGCTGGTGCAAATCCGGCAACGAGTACGCGCATTTAGGCTTGCCAAGCACCGATGAATTGGCAAAGCGCGTAAAAGCGTTTATGGGCTACGGGTTTGAACTTGAAGACCAATTCGCATTCGCGAATGACCTCGAATACTGGCTAATTACCGACGTATATCGCAAATGCAAGGTTAACCGCTGGAATGACAAGCAGTTTGACGCTGGTGTAAAGGCAACATTGGACGCGTGGGCGGATAGATTATCCAGCGGTGAAATAATCCCCGAGCGTCGCCGCCAAATTCCGGAAACAGTCAAAATCAAAGTGACTGATGAAAAAGCTATGGATTACTTGGCAAAAATGCGCACCATGTTACACGGAAATAAAACTCAAAACACCGTTACAGCTTAAGGATTTCATATGAGCAAATTTGATAAAGATACTTACCCAACACCGCTTTCGTTGTTCTTGCCACTTGATGCGGAATTTAATTTTACACTTGATGGCGCTGCATTACCGAATAACGCAAAGTGCGATCGATATGTCACGCCTGAAATGGATTTCTTAACTTACCAGCTTCAAAGCGAGCGTATTTTCATCAATCCACCATTTAGCGATCCGTTGAGTTTTATCAAGCGCGCAGTGGATTTATACGAAAATTATAATTGCTTAGTCGTGATGTTGTTGCCGGTTGATATTAGTACGGGGTGGTTTTCATTGGTTACTCAAAAGGCGACTGAAATTCGCTTTATTGTTGGTGGACGCATTAAGTTCGTAAACCCTGAAACAGGCGGCTGGACCGATGTTTGTCGTGGCAATCACTTAGCGATATTTGATCCACGCCACCGCAATATGGGGCAAGTTATCCGCAATATCCACATTGATGATTTGGGAAAATTTGAATGGCGAGCAAACAGCAGAAAAAAACGGTGATCCACGCAGTTAAATACGCAACCGGTGCGGTGGTTGCCGAAACAGACTACGACCGCAATTTGTTGAAAGGTTTGCCCGTTGGAAGTGCGGTCAAAATTATGCCGTTATCCAACAACCGAAATTATCAGCACCACAAGAAGTTTTTTGCGTTGTTGGATGCAGGGTTTGAATATTGGCAACCTGAATTTAGCGTATTAACCCAAGCAGAAGAATGGATTGCGCAAGCCGTAGCGTATGAAATCGCAGTCGCGGCAAATGATGAAAATTTGTATCAGAACGTGACGAAACCCATCGCAGATCGTGTTTTAGCAAAAGTGCGGTCAAATCGCGAATCAAAATTGGACTATGAAGGTATGAAAACCCTTGAAGCCTATCTCGATCACGTGATGAAAAAAGCAGGGTTCTATGAAGTGCGCCCAAACCAAGACGGCGGCACAATGAAAGAACGTTGGTCTATCTCCTTTGCGAATATGAGCCAAGAGAAATTCAATGATGTGTATAAAGCAGTATTTGGCATTATCTGGAACGAAACACTTTGTCATATTTACGAAAGCGAATGGGAATTAGATAACAAGATTAGTCAATTAATCGGGTTTTGTTAAAAGGAACTGTCAACTATTAGTTGACAACTCAAAGTGCGGTCAATTTTAGGTGAGAACATGAAAAAAGTAGATTATCGCAAAGAAGCAAAAGGGCGTGAGTGCCAAGTGCGCTTGACGGGGATTTGTAACCACAATCCCGAAACAGTCGTATTAGCACATTATCGAATGGCAGGGTTAGATGGAGCAGGGCAAAAACCTGATGATATTTTCGGGGCATGGTGCTGCAGCAGTTGCCACGATGAATGTGACCGCAGAACGCACAAAATGGATACCGAATTTGTGCGTTTAGCTCACGCTGAAGGTGTTATGCGCACGCAGGCAATTCTACGCAAGGAGGGCAAACTATGAGTGATTATTTGGAAATTGCGTTACCTTATCCACCAAGCGTAAACCACTACTGGAAACACACAAGAAGCGGAAAGCATTATATTTCAAAGGCAGGTCGAGAATTTAAGCGCATTGCTACTGAAGTGTGTAAACAGTTTGATCCATTTGAAAGTGCGGTTGAAATTAAGATAGAAATTTACTTCCCTGATAATCGCGCTCGTGACCTAGACAACTTACCCAAAGGCATTTTTGATAGCCTGGTAGGCGCTGGGCTAATCAAAGATGACAACCGCACCATCATTCGCAAATACTCAATCGAAGAAAAAGGCGTTATCGCCAAAGGCAAAACCATCATCAAGATTAAAGGAATTAATAATGCGTAAATGGGGTACAAATAATGAATTTTAAGGCAAAATTTATTCGGTTTGGTTATTGGGGCAATTCACGGCTGGAAACGGATTATCCCGTCGCGACAGTCGGTATAAAAGGGGCAGATAGAACAAAACCATACTTAGACCCGCTAAGTGATGATGAAGGCATGACCATCGACAAGGGACTGCTGCTGATGAAACAAATAAACTTCGACCAATTCCACGTTTTTATGCTGACTTACGTCAAGCGATATAATCGGGCAGATATTTGTCATTTTAAAAACATCAGTACGAACCATTACCACAGTTTGTTGCGTGAAGCGGAAAGCTTTTTGATAGGGTATTTGTTGCGCGGTGAGGTTGTTTTCTTTGCGTAATTGTTACTTAGATCACAAAATTGAAATTTTTTCTGTGAAAAAAAAGAAAGTTTTATTAATTTGAATTAGAATATCCCACAGTTTTTAACCAATAACCAAAATGAGGGACCTTAAAATGAAAAAATTATTATTAGTTGGATTGGCTAGTGCTTTGTTGGCTGGTTGTTCTGCTCATAAAGAGTTTGTCGCAACCGGTGGTAGCAAAGCAGATGGAACTATTGAGCTTTCTTATTCTTACGGTAGTTTTGAAATTCCGAAAGTTAATGAAGAACAAGGGTTGCAACTGGCTAAAAAACGATGTGAATCTTGGGGCTATAAAAATGCTGAAAAATTTGGTGGGAGAAAACAGGTTTGCGCAATGCCTAGTGGCTTCGGTTGTAATGAATTTACAGTTACAATGCAATATCAGTGCCTAGACAAATAATAGTAACTAAGCCCTATTGCAATCAATGGGGCTTTTTTGTATTATCCTTCATAAGGTGTCGAAACCTTAAATCAGAAGCGGTAATCCGCACCCGTCAGACAAGCGGTTTTTTTATATCTAAATTTTGCAGATCTGTTTTCCTTGCCATTAAAAATAGATTTGGAAAACTCAATGTCGAGAGGGCGGAGAATACAATACCCGAAAGGGGAATAATCCCAGCCGACTTCTGACGGCTTTCGAACCTCTCGACACCAACCATTCTTAAGAATAGTTGGGAAATCTAAATTTCGAAAAAAATCAGGAGCAGACTTATGTCTAATCAAATTTCTACTCAAGCAATCTCTTTCTACGGTTCGGAACTCATTACTTTAAAAGTTGAAGATGCTATCTACACGGCTATTCGTCCGATTGTAGAAGCAATCGGTTTGGACTGGGCAAGTCAATCAGTAAAACTTAGTAAAAATAGAGCAAAGTTCAACTGTTGTGATATCGCAACAGTTGGTAAAGACGGCAAAATTCGCAAAATGCTCTGTATGCCACTGAAAAAACTCAATGGCTGGCTCTTTAGCATTAACCCTGAGAAAGTGCGGCCTGATTTAAAAGAAAAAGTGATCCGCTATCAAGAAGAATGTTTTGAGGCACTTTACAACTATTGGCACTTTGGCAAAGCCGAAAGAGAAACCACAAGTGCGGTCAAAATTGAAAAACTTTCCAAGGTTCACCAAACTGCAATTAAAGATTTAGTCTTAGGTAGAGCAAAAAATTTACCGAAAGACAAACAAGCGGCCGTGATTATTAAACAATGGGCAGCGTTGAAAAATCACTTTGGCGTAACCTATAAAGCCATTAATGACGATCAGTTTGCCGAGGCAGTGAGTTTGCTCGCCCGCTTGCCTTTGGAAGGTGAATTGATTATTGATGATGAACCGAAAGCGCCAGCTGGTTTAACAGAAGGTGAATCACAACAGCTTGCGTGGGATTGGTTTGCCTTATTCCAATGTGTTGAGTTCACCAGTAATATTTTGCCGGCATTAGACAGCATACAATCAAAATTTGCACCACAGGCACACAGTATTGTGTCCGAATATGGTTCAATGCTTCGCCGGCATCAACCTCTTATCCAAAAGCTTACCGCTGAGTTTAAAACCGGAACTTGGGAAGATCAAAACTGGAACCGAGTATTGCCGACCATTCGGGATAACGATTTACTTCGTCCCAAACATAGATTAATTAGACGTTAAAACTTAACCAAAATCGACCGCGCTTTAAAAAACACTTGCAAAGTGCGCACTAAAAGTATATAGTTTGTGCTATGAGTGCGGTTTTGCACATTTAAAACGCACAAATGATTTTAACAGCCCTGATGGTTTATGCCGTCGGGGCTTTTTTATTGGTGGTTATGATGTTTGAGTTGAATACTGCATTAAGAAAATGCGTAGAGCTTTATGGTGAAGATCAACCGTTTCTTGATCCTCAAACAGGAACGTTAACCCTAGCAGGGTGTGTGGCTCTTCATCGTCTAAATAGTAGAAATGGCGGTAGTAAACTTGAACCTGATCTTTTAAATAAGCTACGTAATAGCCTCTCTGCTCTTCAGTAAATTGTTCTGTTAGCTTTTCTACTAAGAAAAGATGGAGTTTATTTTCAAAGGATTGGATTTTTTGTAGAGTATTAGTAACACTACGATCTTTGAAAGAAAATTCGAGATATGAAAAATGACTGTTGTCATATTTATTTATCCAATGAGAGCAAGCTAGGGTGATTAATGGGCTAGTCGGCTTATTCAGTTCAACTAACGTTTGTTTTAATTCTGGTAATAAAGCTATTTCGGGAATTAAATCTATTTGCTCAGGATGATTTTGTAAATCAATACCGCCAATATTGGGAGTGGGGTTTTGGCAATCTTCAGAGCCTTCGCCTGAACGGTAGGGGAAGTGTGTATAACCTTCACGAAAATACATTTTAAACCTCTGTTATTTTATTGTGTGGAAACTTTATCTTAACAGAACTCACAGCTCACTGTAACAGGTGAGCTTTTTTATTGCCCCAAAAGCTAAGGGGTAAGGTATGAAGAATATGTTTAAAGATCCTGGAAATCAGAGCTATTGGTGGGCTGGTATTGGCGGTTTCTTTTCGTTGATGTCTGCTCAGGAATTATTGGCGTTAGTGAGTTTATTTATTGCTATTGTAACGGCGATTGTAAATCTAATCGAAAAATCTCAGCTGAAGAAAATTAAACTCCGAGAAGAAGAAAGAGCCGAGCAAATTCATCAGCTGAAAGTTAAACGCTTAGAAAAGGGGCTTGATGATGAGTAGCAAATGGGGGACGCTTGGCAAAGTTGGTGGCGCTTGTTCGGTCTTAACGATGATTGCTGTGATGATTGCGAATTATGGCGATGAATTTCGGACTACTGTTGATGGTTTAAAAATTATAGGTAACGCAGAAGGTTGTCGCCGTGAGCCTTACAAATGCCCCGCTGATGTTTTAACTGTGGGCGTGGGAAGTACAGAAGCAAGCGGCGAACCTATCGAGCCACATAAGATTTACACAGATCTTGAAATAGCCAAGCGCTGGAAGAATGACATTGTAGTCGCTGAACGTTGCGTGAATCGTTTTGCTAATGGCAAACAAATGCCACAATCCGTTTTTGATTCTGTCGTATCAATCACGTTCAATGTTGGCTGTGGCGCATTATCTCGTTCAACACTATTCCGTAAATCCAATGCGCAAGATTGGAAAGGTGTATGTAATGAATTTCCGCGCTGGGTTTATGCTGGTGGTAAAAAATTAAATGGTTTGGTTATTCGGCGTGAGAAAGAAAAGGCGTTGTGTTTATCAGGGTTATAGGATAAGCGGTGCGGTTACTGGGACTAAGTAAATCAGATGGCGTAAGCGTATATGTAAGAGCCTGAAACCGCACCGCTATTTAAGGGGTTTATATGGATATTGGCGATAGCTTAACTAAATTATTTTGGCTATGTGTAGTTTGCGTGCTGATGGTTGTGTTTGGATTGTGTGGTTGGATTTACTATCAATCAAACAAGATTGATGATCTTAACGCAGAGATTGCAACACATAAGCAAACAATCAACACACAGAGCAGTACAATCAAACAATTAAAAGCGGATGCCGAATATAACAGGCAGATGACGCTTGAATTAAGTGAGGCAGAGGCGGACGCAAGGAGTAAATCAGATGGAGTTATTAAATCAATCCCGAAACAAGTTAAAGCGAGCAATGCTTTTAATGCTGACGCTCCTAGCGGTGTTATTGAGTTCTTGCGCGAGTAAGCCCGAAATAACAGCTTGCCCGCAACTACCGGCCGCATTTACTGCGTACTTAGACAAGACGCAATTTAGCGGCCGCACTTATGGTGATGTGACACAGTATGCCGTCATCCTTAAACGTGAACGTGATATGTGCCTGAATCGGATTGATAAGATTCGGGAATGGCAGACAGAATATTTACACAAATAAGGGATAGTAATATGAAGCAAGGTGATATTGTTAAGCTGCGTAATGGGCAGTTATGCGATGTAGTGTATGAAACACAGTTTGGCAAGTTGTTGCTGGTGGAACGCGCATACACAGAAGAACCACCATTAACACACTGGCACAATGCTGACGGTAGCTTTTATGCTGATGATGTCAGTCCGTTAGATGTGGTTGAAGTAGTTGATATTGTGACTTTACCTATTGTGAATATGGGGAAAGGTCAATGATTGATGGTGATGATAATTGTGGTTGATACTGTTATTGATTGTACGTGATACATCATAACAATAACTGATTCATAAGGTGGGCAATGCTCGCCTTTTTTATTGGGTGGATATATGCCGGCAAAGATACCTAAAGCATGCCGTAAGCAAGGGTGTAAGAACACAACGACAGATAAAAGCGGTTACTGCACTGAACATCAAGCTTGCGGTTGGGTAAGACACCAAAAGGGCAGAACATCATCACAGCGTGGATATGGTGCGCAATGGCGTAAGTTACGTGCGATTGCATTAGAGCGTGATTGCTATCTATGTCAAGCATGCTTAAAGAAAGGACTATATGTATCAGCTACGACAGTCGACCACATCATAGCTAAGGCACATGGCGGTAGTGATGATTTATCTAATCTACAGAGCTTATGCGATATGTGCCACAAAGCGAAAACAGCAAAAGAGCGATTGAGTTAGCCTATGCGATGGTACGGGTGGGGGTGGGAAAATCTCTATAGGTTTTGCCTATTGAAACCGCCCGTGGAACTCAATTTTTACAACCGCGAAATTAAAATTTACAAGGTACGCCCAAATGACAGGTAAAGCATTAGTTCCAGGCCGAGGGCGCAAGCCTAAGCCAACGGCAGTGAAAATCCGTCAAGGCAACCCTGGAAAGAGAAAATTAAACGAAAATGAACCGCACTTTAGCGAATTGGATGAACACGTTCCCCCGCCCGATGATTTAGATGAAAATGGTCAAATCATGTGGGTGTTTGTGCTGAAAGAACTCGTCCCGCAAAAAGTGCTAATGAAAACAGATTTACAAACCGTTGCGAATTACTGCATTGCTTATCAAAACCGCAAGAAAGCGAATCAAGATATTGAAAAGCACGGCAGTGTTATTGTGACTGATTCAGGCATTAAGCGGAATCCGGCATATACCACGCTAAAAGAAGCTATGGCGGATATGGCGAAATTTGGTGCGTTGTTAGGTTTAGACCCATCTAGCCGAACTCGCCTAGTCGGTGCGGCAGATAATCAGCCAGCGAACCCATTTGCGGAGTTGTTAGTATGACGAACAATGTAAAAAGTGCGGTCAAATACGCAAAAGATGTTGTCGCTAAGAAAATCCCCGCGTGCCGATTTATCGTAAAAGCCTGTCAGAATTTTTTAGACGATCTTGAACATCAAGAATCTGTCGCATTTCCTTACTTTTTTGACGAAGTAAAAGCCGAAAAAGCGTGTAAGTTTATTCAATACCTACCGCATACTAAAGGCGAATGGGCGTTAAAACGGCAAAATATCACGCTTGAGCCGTGGCAGTTATTTATTGTTTCAAATACTTTCGGTTGGTTGAACAAAACGGATAACCTACGCCGTTACCGTGAAGTTTATATCGAAGTACCACGTAAAAATGGTAAATCCGCAATTAGTGCGGGTGTCGCTCTGTACATGTTCTGTATGGATAATGAATTCGGCGCTGAAGTGTATTCAGGCGCCACAACAGAAAAGCAAGCGTGGGAAGTGTTCCGCCCCGCTCGCTTGATGTGTAAGAAAACCGATTTACTTTGCTCCACGTTTGGTATTGAAGTGAATGCATCTAACCTAAATCGCCCTGCCGATGGTTCACGCTTTGAACCTTTGATTGGTTCCCCCGGTGATGGGGCCAGTCCGAGTTGTGCGATCGTGGACGAATATCACGAACACAAAAATGATGAACTTTATACCACTATGCTTACCGGCATGGGAGCGCGTAAACAACCGCTGATGTTCATCATTACCACGGCTGGTTATAACATCGAAGGTCCTTGTTATGACAAGCGCCGTGAAGTCATTGAAAAGCTCAATGGTGCAATCCCTAATGATGAACTGTTCGGCATTATCTACACCATTGATGAAGATGATGATTGGACAGATGAAAGCGTGCTGCGGAAAGCCAATCCGAATTTTGATGTTTCTGTGTATGGAAACTATCTGATCAGCCAACAAAACAAGGCAATCAATAACGCACGCCTAACCAACACGTTCAAGACTAAGCATTTGAATGTGTGGGTATCGGCGAAAGAATCCTACTTCAATATGGTGAGCTGGGAAAACTGCAAAGATGAAACCTTATCACTTGAAGATTTCCAAGGTGATGATGTGGTGCTTGGTCTTGATATGGCGCGTAAGCTGGATATGAACTCACTCGTAAAAGTTTTTACGCGAATGATTGACGGCAAACGGCATTATTACTGCATTTCACCTGAATTTTTCGTTCCCGAAGATACCGTTTACAACACCGACACCGCCTTAAAACGTGTGGTTGATAAATATCAAAAATGGGTAAACAGCGGACACTTAACCGCTACTGATGGTGCCGAAGTTGATTATCGGGAAATCGAAGAAGTGATCAAAGATACCAACCAAGAACACAGAGTATCTTGCGTAGCAATCGACCCACACGGAGCAATAGCAATTAGCCATAATCTGGCAGACGAAGGCTTAAATCCGATAACCATTACCCAAAACTACACCAATCTATCAGATCCGATGAAGGAGCTTGAAGCGGCGATCGAATCCGGTCGAATGCACCACGACGGAAACCCAATTATGACGTGGTGTATTGGTAACGTGGTAGGTAAAACCGTACCAGGTAACGATGATATTGTGCGACCAATTAAAGAAATCCCTGAAAACAAAATTGACGGTGCCGTCGCTTTAATGATGGCGATCGGTCGCATTATGTTGAATGTGGATGATGATTTCTTCCCAACGGAGATATTAGAACTATGAGAAACATTATTTTTGATCTACTTGGTTTAACTGGGTTAGGTCTGTTCTGTAGCGGAATTTATCTCAAGTATGGGTTAGGTAACGCTTTAATGGGAAGTGGCGCATTAATTTTATTTCTGGTTATTTTGGCGGTAAGGGGTAAACGATGATTTTTGACAAATTATTTGGTGCTCGCTCGCTGGAAAATCCAGCGGTGCCGTTAAGTGCCGAATCTGCGTATGAAGAAATTTTCGGCGCTCAACCAACAAAAGCGGTAAGCCCTGATTTAGCAATGAAACTTGCTGCGGTTTATGCTTGCGTGTATGTGCTGTCAAGCTCAATCGCTCAACTGCCATTACATGTGAAGCGTAAAAGTGGCGATAAGGTGGAAACAGTAAAAGACCACCCCGCATATTATTTGTTACACGATAGCCCTAATTTTTGGCAAACGTCCTACAAAATGCGTGAGTATGGTCAAAGTGCGGTGCTTTTATATGGCAATGCGTATCTACACATTAAACGTAATCAAAATGGTTCGGTGGAATCGTTGGACTCTTTAGAACCGTGGAAAGTGCAACTGCTTAAAAATGGCAGTCGTTATATCTACGCCTATTACGATGATGACAAAACGTTGAGCATTTCGCCTGACGATATGATCCACGTAAAAGCATTAGGTCCATCGATTAAAACGGGTAAATCGATCATTCAGCACCACGCAGAAACAATCGGTTTAGGTTTGGATGCTCGCAAATTTGCCAGTGGTTTCTTTGGTGGTAATGCTCGCCCGGCTGGGATTTTATCGGTAAAAACGCCACTCAATAGCAATTCTTGGGAGAACTTCAAGAAGATGTGGCAACAAGCGCAAGATAAGCTGCGTTCAGAAGAAAACAAAACTATTCTTCTGCCCGCAGAGCTTGATTATCGTGCTTTGACGGTTTCGCCAGTGGATACTGAACTGCTTTCTATGATGAAGCTCAATCGGTCTGAAATTGCGGGTATCTTCAATGTGCCGGCACACATGATCAATGATTTAGAAAAGGCGACGTTCTCTAATATCAGTGAACAAACTATTCAATTCATCCGCTATAGCGTTATGCCGTGGGTGGTAAATTGGGAACAAGAGCTAAACCGCAAAATCTTCACCACAGCAGAACGCAAAGCAGGTTATTTTGTGAAATTCAATCTAGCGGGCATTATGCGTGGTACTGCTGGCGAACGTGCGACTTTCTATCACAATGCTATTACAGATGGTTGGATGTCACGCAATGAAGCGCGCCAGCTTGAAGATATGAACCCTGTAAAAGGATTAGATGAAATGCTTGTCAGCGTGAATGCCGCACAGCAGACACCGAACAACAAACAAACGGAGAATACAAATGAGTGATGTAGAAAAACGCTCGTATATTGGCGAAGTCCGAGCTGAAAGCCGAGAAAATGAGCCTACGCACATTATCGGCTATGGTTCGGTATTTAACTCAATGTCCGAAGTAATGTGGGGTTTTCGCGAAATCATCATGCCAGGTGCTTTTGATGACGTACTTGAAGATGATGTACGCGGGTTGTTTAATCACGATCCGAATTTTGTTTTAGGTCGTAGTAAAGCAGGCACATTAAGCCTATCTGTCGATGAAAAAGGCTTGAAATACGATATTACCGCACCTGATACCCCAACTATTCGTGATTTGGTGATCGAACCCTTGAAGCGCGGTGATATTACGCAATCTTCATTCGCTTTCAAGATCGCCCCGAAAGGTGACGAATGGTACGAAAACGAAGAAGGCATTATTATTCGTGAAATTCATAAAATCTCACGATTATACGACGTCAGCCCTGTGACCTATCCAGCCTATCAAGAAGCAAGCTCAACCGCTCGATCGCTTGAAGCATGGAAGGAAGCGCGTGATTCAGGCGCTATTGCGAAAGCAGTATCACAGAAAGCCGCGCGTGAGCGTTTCTTAACACTAATCAGCGCTTAATTAATACAAATTTTTATCAATACGAGCCGCAATAATGCGGCTTTTTTCATTAAAAAAGAGGAAATATCATGGCTAAATTACATGAACTTCAAGAAAAACGTCGCAATATTGCCGCACAAATGCGCCAATTAAACGATGAAATCGGTGAAAACACTTGGACTGATGAACAGCGTACAAAATGGGATTCGATGAAACACGAATTAAGCGGTGTGGAATCTCAAATTGAACGTGAAGAATCATTACGTTCAACTGACAAACTCTTCGTAGAAGAAAAACGCGAAGATAACCAACAAGCACAAGTTGATAACCCTGAAGTGAAACGTTCTCAGGTGTTTAATACGTTCTTGCGTCGCGGTTTAGGCGATCTTACTCAAGAAGAGCGTCAAGTAATGGCTGAACTGCGTGCGCAAGCGGCAGGTACAGACAATAAGGGCGGTTATACCGTGCCAAAAGAAATGCAGGCTCGTATTGTTGAACAAATGAAAGCCTATGGCGGTATCGCAAGCGTGGCGCAAATTCTCAATACGGCTGACGGTCATCCGATTATGTGGGCAACTGCAGACGGTACAACTGAAGAAGGTGAATTAATCGGTGAAAACGTGGCTGCAAGCGAACAAGATGTAGAATTTGGTGCTGCTGAACTTGGTGCGAAAAAATTGTCATCAAAAATTATCCGTGTTTCAAACGAATTGTTACAGGATTCTGGCGTAGATATTGAAGCATTCTTAGCAAGCCGTATCGCACAGCGCATCGGTCGTGCGGAAGCGAAATATCTCATTCAAGGCACAGGCTTAGGTACACCGGCACAGCCGAAAGGCTTACAGGCTTCTGTTACTGGCGTAACACAATCCGCAGCGGCTACAGCGGTAGCATGGACGGACTTAAACGCGTTAATTCATTCTGTTGATCCGGCGTATCGCAATGTTGGCAATACACGCCTTGCGTTCAATGACAACACTTTGCGTGCGTTGAAAGAAATGGTGGACGGTCAAAAACGCCCATTATGGTTGCCTGATGTAACAGGTGTAGCGCCCGCAACGATTCTTGGTCATCAGTATGTGATTGATCAGGGAATTGAAGATATTGCTGCTGGTAAGAAATTTGCTTACTTCGGTGATTTCAGCCGTTTTGTTATCCGCCGCGTATCAGGTATGACGTTGCGTCGTTTGGTTGAACGTTACGCCGAATTTGACCAAGTCGGCTTCTTGGCTTTCCATCGCTTCGACTGCGTGCTTGAAGACGCATCAGCAATCAAAGCGTTAGCCGGTAAAGGTGTGTAATTCGAAAGTGCGGTCAAATTTGACCGCACTTTTTACTTTCGGGGGATGTTGTGATGAATATCACAATGGATGAAATCAAATTGCAGTGTCGCATTGATGGTGATTCGGAGGATGATTTACTGAAAGTGTTTTTAGAATCGGCGAAAGCAACGATTGAAAACTACACCAACCGTAAATTATTTGCGGAATTGCCAACGGATGACGTACCGCAAAATGCGTTAGAAATTAGCGCAGATTTGAAAGTAGCGATCTTAATGTTGGTGGCGTATCTCTACGAAAATCGTATCGGTGTAAATGAAAGTACGCAAACACAGTTTGAATTGTTACCGCCGACAATCAAAATGATTGTTGAACGTTACACCTATATTGCGGTTTAAGGGGGCGTGATGAATATCGGAAAATTGCGCCACCGCGTGACGCTACAAAAGCAAACTAACACCCAAAACGATTACGGTGCTTTCGTCACCGCCTGGCAAGACGTGGCGACCGTATGGGCGGAAATCAAGCCGATTTCAGGGCGAGAATATTTCTCAGCTCAACAAGTGCAGTCGGAAGTGAGCACACAAATTTGGATTCGATACCGCGAAGGTATTGAACCCACAATGCGAGTGAAACACAACGACAAGCACTACGAAATTTTATCCGTGCTTAACCACAATGGACGGAACACATCAATTCAACTGATGTGTAAGGATGTGAAGAATGGGTAATTTAACGGTAAAAATCACAGGCTTGAAAGAGTTAGGTCAAGCGATGAACTCGCTCGAACGCAAAGTCAAAAATCGCATAGCCGTTAAAGCAATGCGAAAAGGTGGCGCAATAATCCGAGAACAAGCGAGAGCAAACGCACCAACATTAAAGCGTCAAGTGCCGCACCGAAAGCGTGGCACCTTGAAGAAAGCTATTTTAATAAGTACAAAGGCGAATAAATCTGGACGTGTACGCACAAAAATTTATGTACGCACACTAAAAGAAAGCAAAATTGAAGCCTTTAAAACAAGGACAGGGAAAAGTGGGGCTAAAAACCCTAACGATCCTTATTACTGGCGCTTTGTTGAGTTCGGCACGTCAAAAATGCCAGCTCAACCATTCTTACGGCCCGCCTTTTCGTCCAAAAAAGAACAGGCAGCACGTGAAATTATCACAACGTTGCGTGATGAAATCAATCGGGAAGGTCGCAAATGATCCAGCAAACACTTTTTAACGCCCTGAAGCCTCTAGTTTCGGGGCGTTGTTTTTATGGGCTGATTCCGGAAACAAACAGCGTTTACCCGGTAATTGTGTATCAATTCCCTGATATTTCGCCTAATTCCGCACTGGAAAACGGTGATTTAGATGATTTCACGGTACAAATCGATATTTACAGCCGAAATCCTGATGATGTTTTTGCGCTACGCAAGCCGATCTTTAATGCCATTGAAACCGCATTTGATTATGCCGAACGCGAGAACGATTTCAGCGATTACGAACCCGACACGAAACTACATCGACGGGTAATTACTTATCAAATTGCTTATGGAGAATAAACATGGCAACAAAAACCACCCCATTTCAGGGGACAAAATTTTACATTGGTACTGGCTTAGCGACTGAAAAAGCAATCACTGCTTGTACAGTTACACCAAATGCCAGTATTACAGCAACGGGCCACGGTGCTAAGGTAGGTGATTTTGTCAAAATCACGGGACTGGGCGCTCTTGATGGCTATTATCCTGTTAAATCGGTGCAAACCGATACATTGACCTTCGCCGATGAAGTGGATTGGTCAACACAAGATAAACCGACCGACTTCAGCACGGCTAAAGTGGCTGTCGTGAAATGGTCATCTAACTTCTGCGCAATTAAGCAAATTGAAGGTGACGGTGACACATTGGGCGAAGAAGATATTACGACCATGTGTTCAGAAGGCACAGAAACCGAAGCGGGCGAAATTGAGTACGGCTCAATCAAATTGACCTTCTTCTATGCGCCAGCGACGACAATGCAAGCTGACTTGCGTAAAAAATTCTACGCAAAAGAAACCTTCCCTTGGATGATGATTTTGAAAAATGATCAGGGCTCGTTATACGGCACTGGCTTTATTCAAACATCACCAAACTGGAGCGGTGAGGTCAAAGGTAAATTTGAATCAGGCGTAACGATTAAAAAATCGAAACGTGATTATTTATTGCCTGTTGCGGAATAAAATAAGGTTAAATTTGACCGCACTTTTTAGGTGCGGTCTATACTGAATTAGGAGTTTGAAATGACATTACGCGAAAAACTGTTAAAGAACACCCCAAAATTAACCGCGATTGAAATCAACGGTGAAAAATATTTTGTGCGGGAATTTACCGTCGGCGAAATGAATCATGCTTTATATGGTCAGCAACAAGAATTAATCAAACTGGCGCAAAAACAGGGGATTGAATTAAATTTCAATGATGAAGAAGAGCTTACAAAACAACTTTCACAGGTTTACGATCCTTACCGATTAGCTCGCAGTCTTGCTACTCGCTTATGCGATGAAAACGGTAACAATATTTTCGATGTTGAAAACCAAGATGATTTAAATGCGCTTTCTAAATTAGATAAGGCAACTTTCGAGCAATTCAGTAAAGCATTAGCGGATATTGCCCCAAAAAACTCAACAACCGGCGCCGATTCCAACTGAATTTAGCATTGGCGCTGGGCAAAACATTAAAAGAAATCGACCAACTATCAGAACAAGAATATGCTGAATGGGAAATGTACTATCAAGAACAACCGTTCGGACAATGGCGCGAAGATTATCGCACAGCGCAAATATCTCATTTATTGGCAATGATCAATCGAGATTCTAAATCGAATCCGCCTAATTTGGGCGATTTTATGCCATTCTTTAATGATAAAACTAAAAATGATGAAGATGATGGAACCGAAGCCTATCTTAAAAGTCGTTTGATTTGATGATTAATATTTGATATGGTTATTTCAGTAACAGGGGATAACATATGAAAGAATTATTCGCAACGTTAAGCTATGGTATTAACATGATGGCAAAATTAAGCCTGATCTTGTTAATTGCTGTCTTAGCTTTGTTTGGTTTCTCTCATTTTGCGCAATGGTCTACAGCGTCATTTTCAAATTTAATTGTCTTGGAAAGTTTGCTGGGGATTATTGTTTTAATATTCTTGGTTTATATAGTAAAGATTGTACGGAATCCGACTTTATCCAAAAAACAGAAATGGGATAAGTTATTTGGTCGATAACACAGTAGTCAATTTATAGAGCTCGCTTTGGCGAGCTTTTTTTATGGGGCAAATTATGTCATCTTTGGGTGAATTAAATATTCAACTTGCGCTTGATACTGTTGAATTTCAGAACGGATTAACCCGTGCGCAGTATAAAGCCCGCCAATTTTCCGATCGCACAACTCAATATCTCAATAATATTGAGCGGGCCGCGAATAACATTAATCGTACTGCAAACTTTGATTTTTGGGGTGGAAATCTCGTTAGTGGTGCAAAAAGCCTAGTCAATGTGGCGGATGGCTATACCGAAATAAGCAATAAAATGAATTTAGTCAGCTCTAGCTCGACTGAAAGTGCGGCACGATTACAAACAGTTTTTGATATTTCGCTTAAAACTAATCAAAGCGTTCAAGCGACTTCCGATGTCTATCAACGTTTCGCTCAAAATGCGCAAGCATTAGGCATTTCTCAGGCGCAGGTAGCAAGCCTCACCGAAACGGTTTCAAAGGCGGTTGCTGTTTCAGGTGCAAGTGCTGCTTCTGCGCAAGCGGCATTAATGCAGTTTGGACAGTCTCTTGCTTCCGGCGTATTTCGTGGGCAAGAATTTAATTCGGTTATGGAGCAAACGCCAGGGCTTGCGCAAGCTATCGCGCGAGGGTTGGGCGTAACTACAGGCGAATTGCGCGCAATGGCTAATGATGGCAAACTCACGACAGATGTGCTTATTCCAGCTTTGGAAAAAGCCAAGGCAAGCGTGGATTCGCAGTTTGCCTCTCGCATCTTAACTGTTTCAGCGGCATTTGAAAATTTAAATTCTGCAACGATGAAGTGGATAGGGGATATGGATAACGCCACTGGCGTTACTCAAGGGCTTGCATCCGCTATTCAAGGTGTATCAGGACATCTAACATTATTCGCCGGAGCCGCAGCAAGTGTTGTCGCTGGCCTTGGTGTAGGCAAGCTGAAAGATTATGTTTCAGTTATGCGTGAGAAGGCAGAAGCAACAATAACTGCGGCTGTCGCACAAGCAAATCTTGCTGTTGCAAATCGTGAGGCAGCTCAACAAGCAATAAATTTAGCACAATTGCAACGGGAACAAGCGAGAACAGCAAACGAAATTGCTGTTGCAGATGCCTTATTAACCCAACGAAAAGCCACGCTGACGTCTGCGATTGTACATGAAAAAAACGCATTGAATGCTTTAAATGTTGCGAAAAAACAAAACAGCCTATTAACCCGCGGAATGAGTAGCGTAGTTGGTTATTTGGGCGGTCCTGTCGGTATGGTGACGACTGTATTAGGAATCGGTGCGGCTGCGTGGTTTGATTATTCTCAAAAAACAGAAGAAGCACGCAAGAAAGCTTTGGCGTTTGCTAATGATTTGCCGACATTAACAGGTGAATTGGAGAAACTCACAGCGGTTCAATTAGCGGCGAATAAAGCTAAAGCTGAAGAAAGTATTATTGAGCAACAAAAGGAAATTAAGAAACTTGAAAATACAATCAAGGACCTTGAGAAAACAATACTCAATACGCCTAAATTGAAAATTGTCACTGATGATACCGGGTACCAGATAGAAATTGACAATAGCAGTAAAATATCCCAATTAACCCGCGACTTGGCCAAAACCAAGGCTGAGTTACAGACAGCCCAAGAAAAGCTAAATGCCACGCAGGAAGCGTCTAATGAAATTTCCGACCAGTTGGCCTTGAAAACGGAACAAATGATCGGCTTTGTAGAACGCTATCGTGATTTAACAATCACAAGCGAAAACCGAATTGATTCGTGGGCGCAGGCGGCAAGTTCCGCCGTTAGTGATTTTGACGGCTTAGCCGTGTCCGTTGACGGGTTATCCGGAGCTTTGCGGCGTCTGTCCAGTATGTCAATTCGAATTCCATCGGTGGAGACTGCACCAACTTTGAGTGATGCCGCCAAACAGTTAATAGATAAGTCGAAACTACAAGCCGCAATCCAGCGGGAAAAAGATCCGAAAAAGAAGGCAAAACTACAAGCGAAAGATTACGTCTTAAGCTTAGATAAATCCAAATTTTCGGAATATGACATTGCGCAAATCCAAACACAAAAAGAAGACGAATATTTAGCTAATTCATTAGCTCGATCAGAGGGTAAAAAAGCTAAAGGCAGAGAAAACGCCCGTGATAGCTGGCTTTCTTTTTACGATGAAATTCGTCAAAAAAGCAGTTCCAGCCTTGGTGAAATCGACTTGGAAGAACAACGAATGTTTCAACGCCTTGAAGAACACATGAAAAAAGGCGTGGTATCACATACCGAGTATGAAACAGCGAAACTATCCATTTCTGAACGTTTTGCTAAAGAGCGGTTAGAACTGGCTGGGAAATATGCCCCTGAAAAATTGCTGTCATCAAATTTAAAAGATGAATTATCAGCGATTGAAGAGCTTAGAAAGGCGGGTCAACTTACTGATGGCGAAGCGCAAACGGCTGAATATCAGCTTAAATTCGACTATGCGCAAAGCAAAGCACAAAGTGCGGTCGATCCGCTTGACCAAATGCGCGCACTTTACGACCCGCGCCAAGAGTTGGCAAATCAACAAGCCGAGGAACTCGCACAGCTTCAATCGTTCTATGACCAAAAACTAATGAACGAAGAAGAGTTCCAACAGCGCAAAAAAGAAATCATCGATACTTACCGAAATCAGCAATGGCAAGAAGAGATGGAGCAATACGCAACAGGGCTTAATGATCTTGGCGGTGCTTTTGATACGTTAGCAGGAGCTGTCGAGCAATCAGCGGGCAAACAATCGGCTGCTTACAAAGCCATGTTTGCTATATCAAAAGCCTTCGCGATCGCGGAGGCAACTGTGAAACTCTCTCAAGCTGTTGCGCAAGCAATGGCGGACACAAAAGCGCTTACACCGGAGCAAAAATTCGCAAATATGGCATCCGTAGCGGCAGCTGGGGCGAATGTCATTTCACAGATTACCAGTGTTGCTTTTGCGAAAGGTGGTCATGTGAGTGGTCCAGGTACGGGAACAAGTGATTCTATTCTTGCTCGTTTATCTAATAACGAATTTGTGATGACGTCTCGCACGGTAGATCATTACGGCATTGATTTCCTCAATGCGATAAACCAACGGCGATTACCTAAATTCGCTAATGGCGGTCACGTTGGCGGAAGTTCGCCAAGCTATGCCAACATGTTTAATGGTGGAGCTGGTGGAGAAACTAATAATGATGTTTCGATCACAATTAATATCGACAGCAACGGCAATACGGAAATGACGGCTGAACAAAAAACCGCACAAGGCAAAGAACTTGCGAATGCTATTCAAGCGAATGTGCTTGAAGTGCTGAAGAAACAACGCCGCCCCGGTGGCTTGCTCGCATAGGTGGTTTATATGACATTGAAAACATTATCATGGTGCCCACAGCCTGGCTATTCCGTTGAAGAAGAGCCACGGCGAAAAGTGCTGAATTACGGTAACGGCTACCAGCAACGCATGGAAGACGGAATTAATGCGCTTTTGCGTAAATATTCTGTCACCTACAAAATCAAAAACAAAGAATCGGCACAATTCCGCAATTTCATGAAAGAGCATGGCGGAGTTCGTGCCTTTTATTTTAAGGATGTCGCCCTTGGTGGCGAATTGGTCAAAGTTGTGTGTACTAAATTTCCCCGCCAAGTGGGGAAAACACACACGACCTTTACTTGTGAGCTTGAAGAGGTGGTGTAATGCCTAAAGATTTACCATCAAAAATGACCGCACTTTTGCCTGAATTGGAACAAGGCGCATTAATTGAGCTTTGGGAAATTGATTTACGTCAAATTTCACACACGGCTAATTCAGCGCAAAAAGGCGAACTCTTCCGTTTTCATAACGGAGTAAACCAAGGTAAAGCCAATGTTTGGTGGCAGGGTAACGAATATCAAGCTTACCCGATTAAGGCCGATGGATTTGAAATCAGCGGACAAGGTCCAAGCTCACGCCCTACACTTACCGTTTCCAACTTATATGGTGTTGTGACAGGTATTGCGGCAAATTACGGGCAAGGTGTCGGCGGTAAAGTAACACGCCGCTTAGTCTATGCGCAATTCCTTGACGCAAAGAATTTCACCAGTGGCCAAAATACCCAAGCCGATCCAACACAAGAGGCGGTGAGTTATTACATCATTGAGCAACTGAAAAGCCTTGATGACGAGCAAGCCACATTTGAACTGGCTTCGCCGGCGGAAACTGATAACGCAAAAATACCGCTACTGATGATTACATCTGATGTCTGTATTTGGCAATATCGTTCAGCTCAATGTGGTTACACCGGCGGTCCGGTTGCGGATGAATTTGACAAGCCAACCAATGACCGCAAAAAAGATAAATGCTCGCATTGCATCCGCGGCTGTAAATTACGATTTGGCGAAAATGCGGTATTGCCGTTCGGCGGTTTCCCAAGTACCACACAATACGGGAATTAAAATGAATATTGATGAGCGATTAAAAAAAGAAATCTTGGCGCACGCTAAACAATCAGAACCGCAGGAATCTTGCGGTTTTGTTGTTTCTGAATACATGTATGGGGATTTGTTTTATTTTCCTTGTGAAAATATCGCAAGTGATCCCGTCAATTATTTTGAAATTTCGCCTGATGATCTTATTCGCGCGGAAGAGTTGGGGCATATCGTGGCGTTAGTCCATTCTCACCCCGATTCGGAAATCGGAATGGGTTTGCCGTATTTATCTACGGCAGATCGTGAATGTCAGGTAAGAAGTGCGGTCGATTTTTGGTTAGTTTGCGGCGATGAAATCAAGCAATTTCGGCATATTGCCCCGCTTATCGGCCGCCAGTTCGAAAATAATAAACAGGATTGCAGAAACATAGTGCTGGATTGTTATATGCTGGCCGGCGTTGAGTTGCCCGACAATTCGGAATATGAATTTGATTGGTTTGAAAATGCCAATCTCTACGAAGACGGCATGAAACGTTGTGGATTTGAAAAACTCTCGCAAGACGAACCGCCACAGCTTGGCGATGTGATTTTAATTCAGGTGGGCGCAGATGTGGCAAATCACGCCGGTGTTTATCTTGGCGATCAAATGATGATTCATCACAGCGAAGGGCGATTGTCCGCACGTGTTCCTTATGATGGATTCTGGCTTAAATACACCCATAGCATTTGGAGATTCAAAGAATGGCAAAAATTACATTTCACGGCGATCTTAAACGATTTGGCAATGAACCGTTCGAACTCGAAGTAAGCGATTTCCGGGAATTAATGAGCGGACTTTTAACGCAAATTCAAGGCTTGCGAAATCACTTGCGAAATGGTTATTACAAAGTGCGGATTGGTCGCGATCGATATTTGGACGAAGAGCAATTGAAAAATAACCCGATGATTACCCTTAACGATAAGTCATCAGTTCACTTTACGCCAGTAATGGCGGGTGCCGGCAAAGGTGGTGGCATATTTCAGGCAATTGTTGGCGTGGCCTTGATTGCGGCTTCTTTCTTCTTCCCGCCATCTTGGGGGGCAACGGCAGCAATGACAGCTGCTGCTATGGGGGCGTCATTGGCAATGTCAGGGGCAATATCTCTTTTAACTAAAACCCCCGATATGACGACCAGTACAACCGATAGTGAGAAAAAACAAAGCACGTCATTTTCAAACATCAAGAATCTGACACCGCAAGGCAGACCGATCCCGCTATTGTACGGCAAAATGATGACAAGCCTTGTGCTGATTTCTCAGGGGATCGAAACATTTGATGATGCAGAAGCATTAAAGGCTTAGTGAGTTTATAAAGAGATAAAACCGCTTACGGATTATTCCGCAGGCGGTTTTTTTTATTTAAGGAATAGTTATGGGTGGTAAATCAAGTGGTGGTGGCGGTCATACGCCTTATGAAGCGCCTGATTCGCTTAAATCAGCACAGCGATTACGTGCGATTGGTTTAATTTCACTGGGTCCAATTAAAGGTCCGGTAAATAAATGGAAATCAACCTATTTTGATAATACGCCGATTCAAAATGAGAATGGCGTTGATGATAACGACAAAGACAGCTTCAACTATAAAAACACGGAAATTCAATTTACGCTCGGCACGCAAGATCAGGCGCCGTTAAAAGGCTTTGAAATGTCAGAGCGCGAAGTAACTGTGAATGCCGAAGTTAAAAATACTACGCCGATTACTCGCACCGTAACCGATCCTGATGTAACCCGCATTCGTCTAACTTTAGGCGTCAATGCGCTTTACTCACAAAACAACCAAGGCGACACGACTGGCACTAGCGTATCTTTTGCTGTGTCGATTAATGGCCGAACCCGTTCAGCCTTTGATATTAGCGGTAAATCATCATCAAGATTTTACAAATGCTATATCATTGATGATCTGCCGGAACGTCCTTTTACTATCACGGTAGAGCGCTTAACGGCAGATTCCAAAAGCCAGCGCTTACAGAATGCGACAACTTGGGTGAGCTACACGGAAATCATTGATACAAAGCTGTCATACCCCAATATGGCGCTTGTCGGCATTAAAACCGATTCTCGCTACAATCCGAATTTCCCTAATGTCAATTTATTGCTCTACGGTCGCATTATTAAAGTGCCGAGTTCGTACGATTCTGAAAAACGCACTTATGCCGCCGGGCTTTGGAAAGGCGACTGGAAAAAAGCATGGACGAATAACCCTGCTTGGGTTTTTTATGATTTGGTTACGGACGAATTAGGCGGTTTAGGTAAACGTATTGGTGAATACGGCTTGGATAAATTCCAGCTCTACCAAATCGCAAAATACTGTGATGAATTAGTCGATGACGGTTTCGGCGGCAAAGAACCGCGCATGACGGCGAATGCGTGGATTACAGAACAGCGTAATGCTTATGATGTTGTTTCTGATATGGCATCTGTGTTCCGTGCGATTGCCGTATGGACTGGCACGCAATTCACCGCAATTCAAGACCGCACTTCTGATCCTGTTTGCTTGTATAGTCAATCAAACGTTATTGATGGCAAATTCAGCCGTCAGTTTGCGGCGATGAAATCAATCTACACAGCTGCCGAAGTGGAATACGCCGATGAACGCAATATGTATCAAAGTGCGGTCGAATATGTTGCCGATGATTTGATGATTTCTCGCTACGGCTACAACAGTAAAAAAATGACCGCCTTTGCCACAACTACGCGCGGACAGGCGCACCGTTGGGGCAAATGGGTATTGGCTACATCATTGCTTGAACAATGTACGATTACCTTTAGCGTTGGACGCCAAGGGTTGATGCATTTGCCGGGCGACATCATCGAGATTGCCGATAATGAATTTGCCGGCAAAACCATAGGCGGACGTGTTGTTGCTGTCAGTGGCAAAACGGTAACGCTTGATCAGGCGGTTGAAATCAGCGGTGATAGCTATTTGAGCTATCTCAATGACGAAATGAAAGTCGTTAAAATCAAAATCTCATCGGTGGATAGCAAAAATAAAGCTGTGGTAACGCTGGCAAGTGAACCGACAGGCTTAGACGCTACTGATGACTGGATTTTGAAAACACCAGCCATATCGACACAGCTTTATCGTGCGATTGGTGTTACTGAAAATGACGATGGCAGCTATACCATTACCGCACTGCAACATGAACCGCAGAAAGAAGCGATTGTGGACGGAAGCGCAAGTTTTATCCCGGCAAATAGCACAGCTTATTCTGGCGGTGCGCCGGTAATAGCCGGCGCTAACGTTGATTTATCAGACGATGGTGTGAAAATAACTTGGTCTGTCCCGTCAGCGAGAGGGATTATTAAGTTCGATATTAAACTGTATCGTAACGGTAAGCTTTACAGTACGCACTTGGATTTATATGATCCCGAATTTACATTTGAAAATCTGCCCGATGGTAGTTATACCGTACAGATTTTTGCGAAAAATGAAAACGGACAGAAATCAGATCCTGTTACTCGCACGTTTGAGATTAACCTGAATATCTCGAGTTTTACGACTAAATCATTGCTTTTTGCTATCCAATTAGATTGGACGTTACCGCAAACCGCAAGTGTCGGAAACTATACCGAGCTTTGGCGAGCAACGGAAAATGACGTAAGCCAAGCCATTAAAATCGCTACGCTGCATTATCCGCAGAATAGCTACACAATCAACGGCGTAAGTCTAACCGAAAGTTATTACTTTTTTGCTCGTTGCGGTGATAAATCCGGAAATAAAGGGCTGTTTACCGAAGGTGTATTTGGTGAAGCGGATCATAATCCCGATACGTTGTTGAATGCGCTGGAAGGTAAAATCACCAAAACCCAATTAGGACAAGAGCTCATTGCGTCATTAAAAAACGATATTGACACAGCTGTTGATGAAGAAGCGAAAGTGCGTCAGGCTGCGGTAGCAAATGCCCTGTCACAAATTACCGCTCAAGCGCAAACTACCGGCACGGCGATAAACGAGCTTAAAACCGTTGATGCGCAACAAGCACAGCAGATTGCTACCATTACCGCGAAAGCGGAAAGTGCCTTATCTGGTATTACTGCGGAACAAAAAGCACGTGCGGACGGTGACAAAGCTAATGCCGATAAAATCACAGCGATTACCGCGCGTGTCGGCACCGCTGAAAGCACGATTGCCAATCTTCAAACGACTAAAGCGGGCAAAGACGAAGTATCAAGCATTGCGCAACAAGCCGTTACGGCTGCTATTGGAGATACCAAAGCGCAAATTACCGCTGTTAGCAATGCCGTAACTAATGTGAATAACAAATTGAGTGCCACGCACACAATTAAAACACAAACGATCAGTGGTGGACGCACTGCGATTGCCGGTATTGCGATGGGTGCAAGTTCGGACGGGGTCACGACCGAATCAAGTGTGATCGTCATGGCGGATAAATTCGGGATTGTATCAAACGCTAATGATAGAAACGTGAAACAAGTGTTTACTGTAGCAGATGGTCAAGTTGGCATTCGTGGCGATTTGGTGGTGGCAGGGACAGTTACGCGTGATAAATTTTCAGGCGGTTCAGGTGAGAATTTACTCTACAATCCGATTTTTGCCAATCTTGATGCCAATAAAAAACCTGATGGTTGGGGCAAATGGACAAGCAACAGTAGCGCTTCGGTGAATTTTTCCTGCCACAATAATCCCGCTGCAACTAGTACTTGGTCGCTCGCCAGTTTTTTGCCAAATGAAAACTTAATGCGATTAAGTATTGATACAGCAGGCATGATACAAGCCACAACATCATCAACCGTAATGCCAGTAAATCCGAATTCGCATTATATGGCGTCTGTTTGGCTCGCAGCTCACCGCTCTCAATGTCGATTATTATTAAGGGCTTTTCGTCAAGATGGCACCTATAAAGATACTTATAGTGAATATGTAACTACTGCATACTCAATGTCAGGTGGTCTTAAGGCGGCCAAGCGGGTATTCGTCAAAGTGGAAACTGGCACTGAATTTATTTCGGCACAGGTTATTCTGTTTCTATATTCGCTTAATGAGACAGATACTAATAAGTTGTTGATTGCAGCGCGCCCAATGCTCGAAGAATGTACCGCGAGCAGTACAGAACCCAGCCCTTGGGCGAATGCCGGTGTTACGGCGGTTCATGGTGGAAGTATTATCGCTAATACTATCCGTGGCGATCACATTCAGGCAAATCAAACCTTAAAATCACCTTATATCGAAGGTGGATCGCTCAACATCAACAATCTGTTCAAGGTCAGTAGTTCGGGTCAAGTATCGATTCGTGCCGCGACGGGGAATGTTGGCTTAGTTATTACAAATAATGCCATTAACGTCTATGACGCGAGTGGTAAATTAAGAGTAAAAATGGGAGCTAAATAATATGGCTGACTATGGATTGTTTGTTTATGGTGATAGTGGCGAGGCCTTGTATGAAAGTCATAAAGACAAGCTACTTGTTGTTGCCGCTCAGCCATATAAACTGTCTGGGACATTTACTCAGAAAGCTCTTAGCTTGGAGCGCTCTTTTACATTGCCCGCCCAGTTTTCTGGGCTAGCGATGTATCCGATTATAACTGAATATACATTTTCAGGAGAGACTGGTTATTACAGCTCTATACCATTGCGATACGGTGGGCCTTACGGTAATGGTAATGCGACACTGCATGACCCGCTATCACTTGATCAGTTCATTAGTATTGTATATCAATACAAAACTAGCGGGTCTAACTTTTTATTTAAGGCTATGCTGTATGGCTCGGTGCCATCAGGAGCTAAGATTAATTTCAACATCGGTTTCTATGTGGGGTGTAATGTATAATGGCTGATTACGGGCTTTACATAAATAATGTCAATATATACGAGGGGCTGGTGCCTTTTTGTGTATCTGAGCAAAAAAATATTACGCTATCAAACCTTGGTGGTAACTGGTGGGGACATAGCCTAGCATCAACTGAAAAAAAACTCATTCATGCCATAAAGATAACAAATCTATCATCAGTTAATGGGTATAATTGGCTAACCTTGACAAAAAGCGATGGAAATCACATGTTAGCCGCCTATGGGAAGGGGAGCGCTCCAAAAATACATTTAAGGCGGTATCTTTTTGGTGTTTTGACGTCATCTGATATCCCTGAGTATGGGTTATCTATCTATAATAGCTCAGGCCAACTAGCCTGGGCAATTCCTTACCCGCCTGCAATTGGCACTATATCCGCAGATCTCGCGAACGAGCAAATGATTAGTGGACATCAAATGCGCGATTATTATATAACCCTTGGGCAGACTGGAGTATTAACGCACAAGCATTACGATGAACCGGGTGATGACGGTGGTAAATTTTCATCATGGGTAACAGATTATTACTATGATTGTCTCACTATAAATAATACGTCTGTTACAAAAAAATGTTCGGAGCCAGTGCAGGAATCAAGCAAAGATTTCAGAAATCGTTTTGGAGGCGGCTTTAGTCTAACCAATACTTTTGCAAACAGCGTAACACCTAGAATTTTTTTATTTAGATGAGGTAAATCATGAAATACATCGAAAAACAAATTGAAGACGCCCAAACTGGCGCAATAGCGAATTATCACGAAGTAACGGCGGTAAATGTGGATTATGTCAATAATACGGTGATTGCCACATTGGCGTCGTACGTATCTAAAAAGACAAAAGACGCGGGCAAATCGGCATTATCGCTTAATTCATTTACACTTAGCCCAATTCTTCCCGCGCGTAGCGAAAGTGCGCACGACTGGAGCTTGAATGAATTAATTCAAGAACCATCGGCAGATTTTGAACCTGAAGAATATCCGGGCTATGTCAATCCGCATATGTTCTCTGGTGGTAAAATTAAAGAAACAGACGCTTAATTAGTAAAAAGTGCGGTCAAAATCGACCGCACTTTATCTATATTGTACTTATCTCATCAAACAAGCCTTTAGCGCATAACTCGACATAATCGGCCCACGCCTGTAAAGTTTTAAGACGGTAGGGCAGATATTCGGCACGATTATAAGCATTTCTCACTTTATCGCCGTTTAGATGGCTCAAACATATCTCTATAATTTCAGGATCTAGCCCTAATTCTAGTCTATTGTCATTACAATATGAGCTAAATAACGTACGCATGCCGTGGTTTGTCATTATTCCTTTATATTTTCCGGCGCCCATCGATTTAATCACATCATTTGGCGTTTGTGGGTTTATATGTATTAATCGACCTCTTTTATATGCCGCGGGGAATAAATAGTCACCGGTGGAATTCTTTCGGATGAAAGTTAATAATTTCCCGGCTTGTCGGCTTAACGGTATTAAGTGATCACGAGCACCTTTTCCGCCCTTATTGACTTGAACAGTCAGAACCAATTCACCCGGTAGATTTTCATTCTCGGAAATGTCTGAGAACTTAGCTCCGACAGTTTCGCTCGCTCTCGTAACATTGAGCACCCCCCACAAAATAGCCAGAAGTGAAGAGTAGTGAATATTTGCTTTTCTGAGCTCACATAAAAATTCAGGCAACTCTTTGTAGTGAATTGCTGCAAAATGTTTGTTTTTATCTGGGGACGGTAGATCTTCACCCAAATAGCGCCATTCATTTCTATCCCAATAACCGAAACGTTCTGCGTATTCCGCGATACTTTTCAGTACAAACAGGCGCTTTTTCATTTCCGTGTATTGTCCGCGCGTTCTGTGCGCATCTAATAATGCTAGTCCATGTTGCAACTTCAATTCTTTGAATGGCGTATCGCCGAGTATTTCTATTGCGTCGTTTACTCGTCTAATTGTGTCGATTCTTGTTTTTTCCGAATAATCTTTTCGTTCCATCCCGATTTTTTCTCGATAGACCAACCATTCATTAGCGACGTGCCGAAAAGTATTAGACATGGTCAATCTTTCTTGCTTTTCTTTTTCAACTTCATTTTGATGTGGATCAATGTTCTTTGCTAAAAGCTCGCGGAATTCATGCGCTTTTGCTCTTGCATCAGCAAGGCCTACGGACGGATATTGTCCGATTGTTTTATCTGTGCGTTTTTTGATATATGGTTTTGTGTAATTAAAAAGCCAGGTTTTAGTGCCGTTCGGCTTTATGGCCAAACGGAGCCCTAATCCATCGGATAGGTAGTAGATTTTATCCTTTGGTTTGGCGGCGTTAATTTGCGCAGCAGATAGGTGTTTCACCAGTAATGCCAT